AACGATGCAGAATTTGATGATAACTCTGACAGCAAGATTACGTCTACATCATGGGTACGAGGAATACTGAATAATTGGAAGTCATTTAAAATCTCGCAAGTCTCTGATTTCGCAGAGGGTATCATACAAAAATTAGCATTAACATCTACTGTTACCGCCATCAATGCGCTGCAAACTAACTCATGGTTTGGTCAGCTGTTGAAAATGGTATTGACTACATCTGGTGTAAAATACAATATCGCACAGAACGGATACGTATGTTTGGGCTCATTTTTTGGCGGGCTAATTATACAGTGGGGAAATGGGGATGTTAGCGGAACATCTGCAATCATCCAATTTCCTGTTAACTTCGGTAAGTGCTTCCAGATTTTAGCGGGCGATGTCGGTTCCGGCGCACATCCACTTGGCGCATCTGGCACCAATACCACGGCAACGATTTACAATGCGAGTGCAACAAGGGTAACTTATCGATGGATTGCCGTCGGCAAGAGTTAGATATCATTCTTTATTTGCCAATTACAATGAAACTTATTGATGGAGCACTTTCATGAACAGTATGAAAGCAGATTGTTGATACAGATGATTGTCCCTTGCATAAGGTTACAATATTATCAGAAAAATCTGTTATTCCATTATTCCCGATACCGCACGTAACCCAATTTGGATTGTTAAATGCAATAGGGAGCGATACTTGAACAACCTTGTTAATTGGGGCCTCAGTAGTTCCCCACTGTTTAATTTGCGGTGTTATTGTTAATAATACCCTTGATAGAATGGGGTTATCTTTTTGATTAGGGTTGATGTTCTTTGTAGCAGATATTTACGTGTCTCATGTGGATGTGTTGTCAAAATAAGTGTAAAAAATCATATTTTGCCATATTGGCCCAGTATCAATTAGTAACAAACCAAGCTTGGCATAATATATAGGGGTTTTAAGAGCGGTGCGGTCAGTATCATGAACGTATTAGTAACAATCACCTAAGTGATTCGATACATTTCCGGAGTTGTCTGAGCCCCTTATGTGTATAGACCCGTTCAGTCACATCTCCGCCGGAATGACCAAGGATACGTCGTTTTGCTGTCTCATTGGCTCCGGCATTATCGAGCAATGTCGTTACCGTATGGCGGCAGTCGTGAGTGGTATGCCCTTGGGCGTTGATGAGTGCTATTATCCGCTGCCAGATAGTGCAATAGCGGCTGTAGGTATATGGATTCCCGTCAATATCACTAATCAATGAGGACCCCGAATGAATCATTCGGGCAGTGACCAAAGGGAAGATCCGGGAATGGATAGGGATGATTCGAATTCCGGAAGCGGTTTTGCTTTTTGTAATCCGGATGAAACGCTTTCGGAGATTGACGTCAGACTTCTGCAGATGCAGTAACTCTCCAATGCGCATGCCTGTGTAAAGCAAGATTAATGCAGTATCGACATCAGGAATATCGATATGACTCCATAGCCGGTTAATCTTTTGCCGGCTGAACGGCTTATGCGGCCGAATTGGCTTGTTCTTGCCAATAGATAGCAGTGGGGCGTAATTCCTGCTGGTAAGCTCAATCTTATTGGCGTACTGGGACAGCAATGAAATAAGAGAGCGGACCTTCTTGCAGGAACTGTAAGATAGCCCGCTCTTTCTCATGTCATCTATAATCCTCTGATAATTCATATATTTCAGATCCGTGAACGGCTCATGGTGCAAAGAAGATAGGTGGTGATAAGAATTTTTATAACTACAAAGTGCTGAGCTTGATGGGGCGGTATCTGCTACATGTACAGGCAGCCAGCGGTGGTACAGTTCGGACAAAGTGATTTGGTGTCCGGGAAGGGAACGATGACGATGAATCTTGTTGTAATCAGCTTGAAAAATTTCCGCATCAATCTGATTGGTGAAATACGCAACAGGCTTTTGTCTACCGTTTTCCGATACTACAAACGCAAACGGACGCCTCCGATTGCCTGATAATTTTTTGATAGATCCGTAACCATTGGGCTTACGCATAAATAAAACCTCCTTTACGGAGGTAATTTTAACAGGAGGATGAAATGAATAATACGAATGTTGATTATTATATTGCCGGATTTGACGCGGATGGGAAACGGGTAGGCTCCCGTATCTGTGAGTTTGACCCTCAAAAAAGCAAAAATGCGGTCAAGCTGGACGCGCTAAAAAAAGAGGCAAAAGAATTGTTTGCCGATGCAACGGTTATTGAGATTATTTCAGCCGAGGATTTTAACAAGTATATATCCGGTGATTACATCCGCGGCACGGGCGGGAAGCCGATTGCATACGCTCCGCCGGAGCCGACAAAAGAAGAGAAAAGACAGATAGAACTCGATACCTTGGATAGAAAATACGCAGATAAACTAAGTAATCTTGAACTCGAAATGGCAAAAGCAAAAGCGATTGAAGATGAGGATCTATACACTGAGTTAAAAGAAGAGCGAGAATCATTGATAAACGAATACTCAGAAAAGAGAGGGGAAATCTAAATGGAACGTTGCTTTTTGTGTCACAGAAAAATGGATAAAAAAACAGGACTTTGTACAAATAAGAAATGTATCCGAAATAAGCCACTGAAAGAAAAGCCTGAAAATAAGACGGAGGATAATAAATAATGAGTATGGTGGATATAAGTCCGGAAGCGTTAGAGCGAATAGTCCGGATCGAAACGAAACTTGACATGCTTGTCGAAATGCTACCTGAAATACAGAGACTTCAGGTGGCGCACGAAAAGGCAGAACAAAGCGCGAAATCCGCGCATCACAGAATAGACAATATATACAAGGTTGCCGGTCTGATTTCGACTATTATTTCTGTAGTAATTGCATTGATAGGAAAGGTGATGTGATTGTTCGAGAAAATAAGAACTTTATGGAAAAAAGCTGTCGGATACATAAATGGACACATACCGAAAGGGAATGCCAAGCCGTCTATGAAAGTAGTCTATGGTTATGCCATAGGCTTTTTAATTCTGTTTTGTGTCGTGCTGGCCGCGTGGGTTATTGAATTCTGCCGGGGTTCAGCTAATACGATGACATTGATTAAATTCTTTGAAGACTATACGGCGGTTCCGGTCGTCGGGGCGATTGCATTTATCGCCAAGTATATGGTGGATAAAAATCGCAATGGACGGCCGGATGCTATAGAAAAGGAGTTGAAAAAAGATGACGCTAAAAGAAATTGAAGTATTGCTGCAGAATGCTGTGGGAGGCATTGACCGGATCTATGAACACTGGACAGGCTGTGACGGGAGTGTAGTTCATCTGCCTGACTATACAGTAGTAATCGACCGGACCGGCGGATACCACGTCATGCACGAAGATTTTACGGAACGTTTGGCGCACACGTGGCACAGAAACAGCCGGTCAATCGGTATAGCAATGGCTTGCTGTAAAGATGCGGTATGCTATTATGACGCCCCGGACGGTGTAGATCTTGGAAGCGAACCGCCGACAAAAGAACAGATTGAAGTGATGGCTATGCTGACAGCAAAAGCAGAACAGATATTAGGACTTACTGCGGACGATGTATATACACACGCGGAAATTGCCCAAATTGACGGTTATGGCGTTGATAGTGGAGACCCCGATATGCGCTGGGATCTGCTATATTTACCGGATTACAGTAACGGCGGAGTATTAGTGCCGGGTGGAGATTTAATCCGGGGCAAAGCAGAGTTTTACAAGAATCAGGAGGGCTAAATGTTGTGTGGAAAAACATTAAAACAAGTAATTATCGCTATCTGCTTATCGTTGGAATTATCGTCTTGCTGTGTGCAGGTATCGGCGGCTGGTGGTGTTATGAATCAAGCAGAGCCAAAACAGACTGTCATGATATCAATGACGGATTGGAACGAGCTCAAGACAGAATTCACCGCGCAGAACTTGGAGTTAAATCAGCTCAGACAGAAGTTGATCATGCTCAAAATGGGATCCGGAGAGCAAATGAAACAGCTGGAGAAATTGCAGAAAGAACTCGAAGAGACGCAGGTATCATTAACGAATGCGAATCAATCGTTGAACGATGTCAGGAACGATCTAATCGAATCCAGAACATCATTAGAAGAGTTGAAGAAAGAAATAAAGAAAATGGAGCACAAACAAGCGGTCATACGTAGGCAACGAGATATATATGCGGGGCTGTTTGTTATTACCGTAGGTGCAGTTATCGCCCGGAGGTAATAAACTGGGCAGGAATAAAAAATATCTTTAAATTACCTCTTGTTGACTTGTACGAAGTATGAAACCCCAAGCATATAAATCGAGCATATAAATAAGGTTTAAAATTAATAAACTAATAAACTAATAAAAAAGAAGTGAAGCTAAAGATGATTAGCTCCACTTCTTTTTTATTGTAGATTGCTCCACAAACTGCTCCACATTTTTTGGTTTGTGGTATGTGTTAATAAGCATATGCGGTTAAATATCCGATAAATACTTATTATTTATTATGGAGCGCCTAGAGGGATTCGAACCCTCGCACCTGGTTCCGGAGTTCTGTTTTATATGGAAAGAATTATTTTTAAAAA